CCGGAAATCTGGTTGCAGGGCACCGTGGACTGTGTGCAGGAGGACGGCCTGCCGATCATCGACTGGAAAAACCCGGGGCGTAAGCCGTCCGCCGAATGGGAGAAGAAACGGTGGTCGGTGCAGGCCGCTGCGTATACGTGGGCTGCCGTCAAGGACGGTATGGCTACCGACCCTCCGGGGTTTGAGTTCGTGCATCTTGTGAAAGGTGATGTTCACAGGACGCTTGTAGAGTATGGACCAGCGGAGTGGGCGAGTCTGGTTGCGCTGGCCCGCTCTGCTGGTACCCTAATATCCGCTGACCTGCCGGTATGGCCGTTGAATATGACGGGCTGGCATTGCTCCCCCAAATGGTGCGGGGCATGGTCTACCTGTAGGGGTAGGTTTGCGGGACCAGATCCATGGAATCAACTATAAGGAGCACCACCATGGTAGCAGCAAAAAGTAATGATATCAGAGTTACGGTGACACGCCGCAGTGTGATGCAGGTCGCACCTTACGAATCGGAAGAAGCATCGTCGTCGGTGGAGTTCTCCATGGACGCTGGTGCTTCGGCGGAAGAGGTCATGGGTGAGCAGTCAGCGTGGAGTGACAGGCTCGCTACCGCCAACTACGAGTCGTTGGGTATCGGCTACGAGATCACGGAGGTGGCGGTACGACGGTTGCAGAAAAGCGTTCCCGGGGGCAACGAGAGTCCTGCCGTGGCTGCTGCCCCGACACGGGCACCCGCTACGTCCGGAGGTGGTGCGCAGGACGATCTGTGGCGCGACGTGATGAACAACAACAGCAAGTGGTTTACGAACTGGCCGGAACAGTTGGAGGGCGGCGAGAACCCGAAGCGTCCAGCGTACCGTCGATCCGCTGACGGTAAGGGACTGTGGTTGACACGCAAGGACGGGTCGGCAAACTTCCCGAACTTCTTCGTGTGCCCCAAGACCGGCAAGACCGGTGAGGCCCTCACAGAGATCGGTAATCAGATCAGTCAGAAGGTGTCCCGCTAGAATTGTCTTAGGATAATCTGATGGCAACCATACTTTCCGAAGGGGAAGTGGCTTTACGTTTGGCTGATGCGATAGCCCGATCAGGTGAAGGTGAGCCTCTCCCAGAGGTGATCGACACACCTAAGGGACCTAAACGGTTTCCGCTCACCAGCACAGTTGTTGACAGTCTCGTGGGGTTCATTCAGAACCCCACGGAACGCTGGTATCTGGGTTTCCCAGAGTTTGATCTCGCCACCCGTGGTGTAGGCCGGGGTGAAGTGATGATGATTCTGGGCAGATCCCACACCGGCAAGTCGCAGATCCTGCTGAACAGCATCGTCTGGAACCTAGTCAACCACCATGACACACATGCAGTCATCTTCTCGTTGGATGAACCACGCGAACTCGTGTTGATGAAAATGTTCTGCCTCCTGAAAGGTCGTTCCTCTGAGGATGTGGAAGATGCCATCAAAGCGGGCGACAAGGACACCTTGTCGGATCTGGAACGTGCAGCGACACAGGAACTGTCCCGTGTAGCGATAGTTGATGAGGCAATCCATCTTGACGAGATGGCTCGTGTTCTTGATGAGGCACGCGCGTGGTGGGGGTGCGACCCGAACTTTTGCATGATCGACTATCTGGAACTGCTGCCGGGCGGTGACGCTGACGCTGCCGGTGTCACCGGTAAAGCGCAGGCTGTGAAACGGTGGGCGAAAGAGCAGCGTGTCCCGTTGGGGCTGGTGCATCAGTCGGGGCGTGGAACGTCACCACCCGGTTATGCGGCAGGCTTGTACGGTGGCCGGTACGGTGGTGAACATGAAGCGATCTTCGTGCTGGAGGTGTACCGCAAGAAGGACCGCAACGATCTGTCCCACTGGGAGACGCAGTACCATGAGAACAGTATCAACCTGAACTTGTGCAAGAACAAGCGTACCGCTAAGGTACTGGATCAAACCTACTATATGGATCCGGTGTGCGGTCACGTACATCCTTACCATGAAGAATTGATACCGGATACGACCCGCACGTAAACATTATGGACAGAACTCCTGCAGCAGACACGGTTAGCGGCTTCGCTTCTCTCTTTCAGGGGGGCAGCATGGCGCAGTCTCTGTCCGGTGGCGGCTTCTACCCGATGGAAAACCCTGACGGGTCTTTTTACGCTGCCACCGGAGAAGCCTATCTGAGGGCCGTAGAGGGCCACCTGTCCAAAGATGGAGAAGGTATAGGCGTGTATCCTCTCATGGAGGCACACGGCCCGGAAGGGGCCTTAGAGGGCTTCACAGTGTGGTGGGGGTGTGTGGACTGGGATGAGGGTCGTGAAGAGTCCCTCGTTCACGCCCGGAACGTACACGAAGTACTCGCCCAGATAGGTATTGTCGGTTGGGTGGAACGTTCCCGATCCAAAGGCTTCCACCTGTGGGTGTTCTTCACCGAACCACTCGCTGCACGGACAGTACGGGACGGGCTGATTGGTGTATGCAATGTGGTGGGTGCCCCCACCAAAGAAGTCAACCCGAAACAGGTATCGCTCGTTGGGAAGAAGATAGGTAACGGGATGCGGCTCCCGTACCCGGCGTTGCGTGAACCCGGACAGAACGAAATGCTCAACCCGAAAGCCATCTACTCGCAGATCCCCCTCGCAGACACATTCGTTGCAGAAGCGTTACAGACACGGATCACCGAAAAACGGTGGAAGGCAGCAGTCGCACTGTACAAGGGGAACGAACCGGCACCGGTACGACGCGCCTCATACAGTTACACCGGCAGCAGGTTGACTGGCGCGGCGGAAGCAATCCGCCGCAACGGCCCCCGCATCACATCGGACAAACCCCACGGGGACCGCTCCGGCACACTGTTCAGCCTCGCATGCCACATGATCCGTCAAGGATACAGAGACGGCGACATTGCCAAAGAACTCAGAGAAGCCGACGGCGACTGGGGAGGCAAATACGCTAAACGGCCCGACGGTGGCGCCCTCCTAGACACCCTATTAAGCGCAGCCCACAAGAAAGCATGGTCCGATAGTGAAAAGTTTCTCCGTGAAAATCAGTCGCCGCCCCAAAGTGAAAGCACGCCCCCGGCATAACAAGAGGGGGCAGGTTTTCACACCGAAAGGGACACTTGACGAGGAGAAAGAAATAGCGGCCGCATGGCGGCACGCGAAAGGAACCCTGTTTGAAGGACCAGTAGAGGTACACCTCGCATACACCCCGACCGAGACACTACTGACCGTTCAAGAATCCCCCCACGACGCACGCACCCTCAGAGGAGACTTGGACAACTACGTGAAACTCACATTGGATGCCCTGAATGGTGTAGCGTGGGCTGACGACGGGCAGGTCGTCCGCATACTCGCCGTGAAAGTAGACTCCCTTGATCCTGATTGAACTAGAAGCATGGGAATACGAATGGGCATCCCACGTCGGCGCCCGACGGTTTATAGAAAACTGGGGCAAACGAGACGCCCCCCACTACGACAAGAAACGAATGGAAGACGACCGCACCGCACAGGTCGCAGCATGCGTTGGTGAACTAGCAGTAGCGAAAGCCGTCAACCAGTACTGGTCCGGGCATGTCTGGCACAAATCGGTACACAAAGACTACAAGCACATCCCAGACGTAGGCACCAATATCGAAGTCAGGCGTGTACGGACAAGCACCAACGCTGCCGTACGCAAACGGCAACTAGGCAACAAACTGATCCTGTTTGTTGTACAACCCGTCCCCCCCGAGTTCCGCACCGTACAAATCTTAGGGTGGATCAACCATGACAGGGCGTGGAAGATTGGAGAACCCTCCGGGTATGATCCGGAAGGAACCCGGCTAATAGCCGAAGAACACCTCACGTCTGTGGTAGACTGGAAGGGTTAGTTCAGCAGCCAAGCAGCCACAACATTAGGCTACCTTGGATGCGCAATGCCCAACGTAAGAGAATTCCCGTACCCCCCCAACCAAATCGAATACCTTCGTGTCGCAAATCATCGGCAGCCACAGATGACTACCAGATCATTAACAGATTTGGAAGTCCTGATGCAGTTGGCACCCGGAGCCGAATGGTGCGTCAGCATACCCTCCATCGTCAGCACCCTAGAGTTGAAAGAAGCCGTAGGGGCCGCCATCGACTCACTGTCACCCGAAGACAAATACATTATTGAACAACTACTGGTGCAGGGAAACTCTCTACGTAAACTAGGTTACGTACTGGGCATCCCGAAAACGTCGCTGGCGCGACGGCGAGACAAGATACGGCAACAACTCGTGATCAAACTTGTAGCCAACCCTAAAGTACAGAACTGGATACGGACCTAGTTGTCTTCCGGAACGCTAGTCATGCATTGACGGATCATCCCCATCAGGGAAGTAATCCACACACCCCAAGCGTACGTGGCGTCCTCAACACCATCAAGGCTGGCGTGAAACGCCGCCAACAACATTTCAGCCTCATCCTCGTTGAACACGAGTAGCAAACCGAGCAGCCCATCGTTAGCCCACTTGGCGTGGGTGCCGTCCATAGTGTCAAACAGGTGGGCGTCCTCCTGCAACGCATCGTAGATTTCTTTCTCTACGGTACGCCCCTGTTCGCTTATGAAACGCTCCCACCGCGCATCAAGGTCGGCATCATCCATTATCAGTCAACCTGCGATGCTCTCCACAACTGGTACAGTACTTCCATTCCCACTCAGGAGGCCAGAAGTTGGGACCGTTGATTCGTTCGGGTGTCTTCCAGTCGTGGAAATGGTCCATGACTACCCCGTTACACGATCCTGAGCGTAAGTCTTGACAACACTGAGAGCCGCAGCAGCAGCCGCGACCAGAGCCGTCTTGGCCGACGCCAAATCGGATATGATAAACACCGCTAAGAACGCTTGGGCGAAAGTCCATGCCGCCCGTTCCAACATGTTGCTCACTTCTTCTTCCCCTTGTTAGACCGTTTGGAATAATCGTACGCGATAGCCGACGCCTGATCCCTAGCGTAACCCTCAGAAATCAACTTGCCGATATTGCGTCCAATAGTAGCCTGATCCTTGCCCCGCTTCAAAGGCATGATCAGTACCCGGGGCGACGTGGCCTCTTCTTACCAACCATCGTCAATCCCTCAAAGCCTTGCGGGCACCAGCCTTCGACGGTGACCCGACAGAACCAATGCCGTCACCCCGCACCACACTGGTGACCAAAACCTGTCCGGCCTTAACCTTCTTCGGTGTTGAACCATCCCTGTGCATGACGCCTACTTCCCGAAGGGACGGCCACCATAAGCGGCATTCCCCAACTTGGTGTTCCGCAAATACGTTGCAGCCTTCTTAGCCTTCTGGCTCATATCCCACATGTTGAACGACGACGTAGAATTGTATGGCTGATCGTCCTGCGACCCGAACGTGTCTTCAAACGTTCCATAACCTTCACCCTTTGGCATAACCTTCCTTACTGTAAGAACAAAGCGCTGAACGTGTCACCGTCCACCACCCCATTTGCCTTCAGAAACCCCTGCGATTCCTGAAACTTTCCCACCGCCGCCTTAGTGCGACGGCCAAAGATTCCATCAACCACCCCGGCATCAAAACCGCGATGATTCAAATGGCCCTGCACGACACGCACCGCCTGCCCGCGCGCCCCCCGACGCAACGGCTTCACCGTCACCTGCCGTTTCAAATCCTGTACGTACCGTATGATCGCATCCCAATCGGTGACATCGGGCTTAAACGTGGACTGCATACCGCCCTCCACCCAATCCCCCAACCAGTCACCCGGACACGTCGTCTGACTCTTCCGACGATGCGTGGTCACCCACAGAGGCTTCTTGAAACGGGCCTCCGCCTCCTCAACTAACGTCTGGAACGACTTAAGAACACTGCCATTAGGCTGCCGATACCCGTAACCCGTGTAACAGATGGAGATGGACTTCGAGTTCCATCCCTTGGTGGCCCCTCCGCGTGCATCCCAGCCTCGTCCTTCAAAGATCGTCCCCGTTTCATCCACAAGCCAATTGTAGGCGATGCCATCCCAACCCTTCGACAAATGGTGCCGCTCATACGCACGTACCGCCTCAACGCCACGCGGTGGGCGTTCCACACCGGAATGGTGCACAACGACACCGGTTACACGCCACCGGTTCAACCGGGTGAACGCGCCACCCTTCGGTGGCTGCGCACCCCACTGTGTTCTGGATAGATAAAGCATCACTGTAAAGCCTCGTTTGTCCCGATTATCCTAGGATAACCCTAGCCGAAGACCCGGCTGGTGCCTCCACCGTTGGAACCTACCGTGGGTGGGAGAAACGAACTGCCTCCCCCGTCGTCCCTGCGTTGACGGCTCTCTTCCCTTCTCAAATGATTCTCCAACCGATTCGCCCACTTCTCCTGCACCTCAGGGGTTTGACGCTGGAGGCTGACACCGAAAATGGTGGAGAAAATTGTTTCAATAAACCGCTGCTGATACCTTTCCTCAGTCGGCATCAACCGTCGCGACAACGACAACGCTGGCAGTGCGCTGGACAGGAAGTACAGAAGGTAGTCGCGGATCTGCCACTCACCGTCCTTCTTCCGGATACCCGGCACCGCATTGGCCAACCCGCGCATCACCGGGGCACCAGCCATCTCACTGAACACGAACGGCATCGTCTGATATTTGCCCGTGAAGTTGAATCCACCCCGGAGGCTCTCCCCGAAGATCGCCTCCAACGGTATCTTCGCAATCGGAGTCAACTGCCACAACATGTTATCCTTGACCTCCGTGACCCCAGACGGAACAATGCCGCCCTGACCTTCAATCCGCTGAGTCGGGTCATAGCGGAACAAATCTAGGAACGGCAAATCGAGGGTCGTGTACACCCGTGCACCCCCCCACTTCCATGGGAGACGAATCCCAAACGGATGCATAAACCAGTCAGGAACCACACCCTCATCTTCAGTACCCAACTCCATGTTGCGTTTCACCGACATAACCCGGTTGTATGCAGCCGGATTCGTAACCAACTTGTTGAACTGGTACGGCACATTCTTTCGTGTCCAAGTATAGAACGGCACCCAACGTCGAATCGTCTGCTCCGATTCAGTCAACTCACCGTAATCAAACTGGGAACGGGCAATACGTTCCAACGCATCCTGCGGGGTACCACCCCACCGCAACGTATCCATGCCGACACCCAACCGGATCACATCTTCCATCTGCATGTTCGCTGACCGGATCGCCTTATTGTACGCCCAGTTGGACGACCCCGGACCAACCGGCAGCAC